CGTCTGATGAGGTCGAGGTCCTTGCTGCGGGATTCGAGGCAGAACGCCGAACCGTCCACCTGGCGCAGGAACAGCGTGACCGTCTTCTCGGCGAGCTGGTGGCCGTCCGCGTCGATGCGCTTGCCGGAAATCTGCGACCGGCTGCGCGGGTCGTGGAAGATGTACCCTTCCCCGCCGTCCCAGCGAACGAGGCAGAGAAATTCCTGGTTGCTCTCATGGGCGGCCTTTTCCCGCGGCCCGCCCTGGTCCTGGGGCGTGAACGGGTAGGCTCGCATATGGTCGGCCTGCGGCCCCATGCTTCCTCGCACCGGAATGCCCTGATTGAATTGCTGTGCCATCTATGCTCCTCCTAATAAAAACGTGCGCGTCCTCGGAGCGGAACCCCCGCCGTTTCCGGAGGAGGCTCCACCCCGGGGACGCACCCCAGGGTAAAGGCTTTCGCCTTGTTTAGCCGTTCTGCGCATCAACCGTCGGCCTGGTCTTCGCAATCATCTCGATTTCCGCCGAGAAGGCGAACTTGGGGCCGCCCGTGCCCGCGATGGTCACGCCCGCGCCAATCCAGCGATAGGAAGAGTCGGCGTCGAACCAGCGCTCCTGGTAGGAGGGGCTGATTGTCGTGCTCGTCTTCGAAACCGCCGTGAAGGCCGTCGCCGTCCCGTTGGGCGTGTTGTACACCGAGAGAGCCGAGGTGTAGCCCTTCGAGAAGAGCCCGGTCGCTCCCGTGCTCTTGGTCGTGCCGCCCCTGATTAGGGCGAACGTGGCGTGCCAAGGCGTCAGGGTGAGCGTGCCCGTGCCGAGGGTGTTGAACCCGAAGCCCGTGTGCGCCCATGCCATGAGCCTCATGCGGCCCCAGCCGGTGTAGCCCGAGATGTCCACGCACGGGCCGGTCGCGTAGGGCACGTATGCCTGTCCCGACGGGAGGGCCGTTGTCCTGCCCTTGCCCGTGGTCTGAATCTGGAGGATGCGGTGTAATACCGCGTTACCGTAAAGTCCCTGCATGTTCATGACTCCCTAAAAACTTCCATCACCCCCATCGTCGCCCCTGGCCCGGGGTCGAGGGCTTGCCCGGGCCGCGTCTCATCGCACCCGCCGCACCTAGCTCGTGGTGTCCGTGCAGACGCAGAAGGATTCGTTGTGCCTGAACATCACGTCGTACTTGAGGACGGCGTATATCCAGATCTCATCGAGCAGCGCAGCCGCCGCCGTGCTGGACAGGTTCACCTGGTTGAAAGCCTGGAGTTCCAGCCCGCCCCAGTAGCCGATGATGCACTCGGCCCAGTTCCCGAAGTAGACCTCGGCCACGTTCGTCAGGCCGCCCGTGGAGAGGGTCTTCGGCACCTGGTTCGAGGTGAAGAACGGGTAGCCGAGAATGCTCGGCTTCTGCATCCCCCAGGCTTCCGGCCTGAAGAAGTAGTCGCCCGTGACCGCATTGGTGAACTGCCTGATGACGTTCATTGTCCGGGGGTTGAACACCCAGGAGAACCTTCCGCCCTCCATCTGGAGCGCGAGGTCCTGCTCGATTGCGGCCGGGAAGTCATGGAGTTTCGCCATGGTGACCGCGCCCGCACACGACACCGTGTTGAGTCCGCTGCCCGCGTTGATGAGCCCGGTCGGCTCGTCTGCGGAACCCGTGCCCCTGAAGCCTTTCAGGTCCACCGAGAGGGCGAACCCGAGATTCAGGTCGCTGCGGACGATGGCGTCGATGTCGGGGTTCGCCAGGGCTTCGAGGTCGTTGCTGACCCTGATGAGCGCCTTGGCCCGGTGCGGCCGCATGGTGCTCTGTCCGAAGGTGAGGGTGCTCGCCGTCGGTGCCGTCCCCTCGGCCACGTAGTAGATCGTGCCCGCGCCGGTCTTCTTCGGCATGCGGAATTCGCCGCCCGTGATGTTGGCGATTGTCCTCGCGCCCATCTGCGAGAGGAGCGGCTTGTCCCTGAGGTCCTCGATGAGTTCGGACGATATCTGCGGGGCGACGAGGTATCCGCCCGTGCTGTCCACGCCGAGCTGCTGGGTCTTGAGCTTGTACTCCAGCTCGCGCAGCTCGCTTTCCTTGCCCGCTGCCTTGTGGGTTTCCTTGATGTAGTCGAACTCCTGCGGAGCGTACTTCTCCACGGAGCCCTTGGCGACCGCCGCGGCGAATCTGGCGAAGGAGAATTTCTTCTTGCCCTTCTGGTCCAGTTCCGCGCCCGGCAGGCTGATGGCCCTCTGATGCGCGTTCATCGACTCTTCCCACGCCTTGACCTTGAGCTGGAAATCGGCCTGGTCGGCCTCCAGCTTCTTGCGCATCTCTTCGGTCTTGGCGGTTTCCACGGCCACCGACTTGTCAATCATCCCCTGGATTTCGTTGCGGGATTTCTCCCTCGCGGCGGCCTTCTGTTCTACTGTGAGTTCCGGCATGTTATGTCCCTTAAAAAGCTACTAAGAGATCTCGTCGAAGATGTCCACGTTCTCGTCCGCCGGGAGGGTGACACCCTGCCCTTCCTCGTCGCCCGCAATGTCGTCGAGCGGGTCGAGGTAGATTTCCTGCGCGGCCTCTGCGAGCACGTCCTGCGAGATGTCGTCGAGCAAATCGTCGGAGGTTTCCTCCTCGTCTGATTGCGCGGCGGGGCCGTCGGCAGGCGGCGCTTCATTTATCGCGGCGGGTTTCGCCGCCACGATAAGCGCCTTCAATTCGTCCAGTTTCTTCGTGACATCTTCGAACATCGACTTCAATCGTGCGGTCTCTTCGGTCAGTCTGTCTATGTTCTTGTTTACAGTATCAGGGGCGAGCGTTATCGAATCCGTGGCCTTCCCGGCGGTTACAGGATGCGGTCGCCATCTCTGAACCGGAATATACGCGCCGTCGCCCAGTGGAACGATGGCCTCTGCGCCGTTCTCGCCCACGATGGCGGCCTTCTCCCAATCGCTTGAAATCCACGCCTTGCCCTCGGGGACCTCGAAGCCCATGGCGTCGAGAATCTTCGGCCCCTTGCGCGGGCCGAACATCTTCTTCGCCACGCCCACGAGCTGCGCATCGTAGTTGCTGCCGATGGGGCAGCCGCTCAGTTCCCAGAGTTCGGATTTGCCGATGAACGCGCCATGGTCGCCGATATCGAGTTTCTCATTCTCCTCGGGGCTGCCGCCGAAATCGATTTCGACCGGCTTGAATCCCACGCTCACGGCCTTGAGCATCGGCGGCTTGTGCGAGTAGTAGGCGTAGATCATGTCGGTGAATTTTTGCGCTTCCTCGCTGGAGATGTCGTTGGGGAACATGACCCAGAACTTGAGCGCCTTCTCCGGCGAGCTTTCCTTCCAGACCTTCATGCCGACGCCGGGCGGGAACCCCGACCAGCCGTGCGCCCAGAGGAACATGGGCGATTTCTTCCATTCCTTCACATCCCAGCCGTTGACCAGGATGCGGTCGCCATCGCGGTCCCGCCGCTCCGTACTGCCGACGAATTCGAGAACGCGGAGGTCGTCTTCGGGCTTCGCGGTCTTGAGGTATTCCGCCGCGTCGTGGCTGAACTCCCCCGATTCGACCTCGAAGGCTTTCATCACGGCATCGTAGCCGATGGCCTGTATCCCCGGCACTACGGCCTTGAGAAGCACCTCGCGCTGGTCAAGGGGCTTCGCCATCTCGGCCTTCAGCATCTCGATTCTCGCCGCACCCTCCAGGGCCTTGACGTTGAATTTCATGTCTCCCTCCCCTTTCAGTTGGCCGCTTTCATCGCGGCGATTATCTTGACCATGAGCTTATCGTAGATTGGCAGGAGCGCCCTGTAGACGCGCCGTTCCAGTTTGACGATGCCGGGCTTCACGCGCTTCTCCCATTCGTCGGGGCCGGAGACCTTGGCCTTGCCGGGCTTCTCCATGAGGGGGAAGGTGACGCAGCGGCAACAAATTATGTTCCCAGGTTCACCGCTCGGGTCATGCGGGTACTTCAATCCATTCTGGAATTGCTCTCCTATCTTGGCCCAATCTTTTGCCCAATCTCGTTCGTCGTGTCCATCTCGTACCGCCGCATCATGAGAACTTGCCCAGACATGGTAGGGGATTTCTTCTGCTTCCATAGCGAGATATCGCGTGCCGTCGATGACGTCGCCCACCTCTGTGCGGGCGATGGTCATGCTCCAGCCCTTCTCGCTGATGGGGAACCGCTCCTCGAGCTCCTTGGCAATCTCGGCCACGGTGCGGCCGTTGCCTATCTGCGTGCCGATGGTGCGCTTCATATGCGCATGGAACCGCTTCGGGATGGTCTTGACCTTGTTCCACTTGGTCTTGAAGAACTTCTGGAAGGCGGCGGATTCGTCCGGGTCGAAGCCTATCGCCATGCCTTCGGCCTCGAGCTGCTTGATTCCG